GTGCTTTAGGTGCAGGTGGTGGTAAAACTTGATCAATATCTTTTACACCAAGTGCTTCATACATTTTTCTGTAGATAGCGTACATGTTATGTAATTGCGGATTAGATGTAGCTAACTGTAATTCTGTTTGTGCCAAAGTAATTCTTTGTGACATAGAAAATATATTTGGATCTGCAACAGGTAAAATATCTACTCTGTCATCAAAGTCTGTTTGTTTAACTGTTCTTTCGCCGCCAACAACATCATAAGGATATTCTGGTGGAAGATAAGTTGCAATAATTTTACCTAGTAATTTAAATTCTTTTTTCATAGCAGAATACATTCTTTTATGTATCGCTGACATAACTTTAGAACCTCTTTCAAGAAGTGCCATAGTTGTACCAACTGCTGCTTGTTGATTACCATCTCCTGTTTGTAATTCTGATATTGCTGCAAATCTTTGTCCAGCTTGGACTACAATACCCATTAAAGCTAATAATGTTTGAGAAGGTTCTTTGTAAGGTAATGGATAGAAAGCATCTCTTAAATTTCCACCTGGTGCATCTACATCTTTAAACTCACCTGGTTGAATTGGTGATGCTTCGTCTCTAACTCTAACACCTCTTTGTTTAAATCCTGCTGGTAAATTTGATAATGTACCTGCATCTAATAATTGTCTTAATGCTGATGTTGCAGTTCTAGATAATCCACCAATCATGTGAATTAATCCAAATCCATAGAATCCTAAACCTGGTAAAAATTTAAAATGAACAAAGTAATGAATTCTTTGTCTCTTTGGATCGTTAGGTGCATAGTTTCTTCTTATTGAAAGAACTTTAGTGCTACTTTCTTCAATTGTAACAATGTAAGGTAGTTTGATACCCGTTGGTTCTCCTTCTGGATCCATGTCTTCAAAACCTTCTAAGTCTAAGTCAACATGACATTCTAATAGTGTAAATATAGGTTGTTGTTTTCCAGATTTAGATACGCCTTCTAATTCTTTTTCTTTAGTTGTAATATCATCTTTTGTTGATTCTCCTGGTGTGCCTACTTCTACATCAGAATAAAAACCACCTACTTGTTGTTTACGTAAATCGTTTTCAGAAATTTTAACAATATGAATAATTGCTTCTGCATCATCTAAACTGTTTGCTGTGTACGGAACAATTAAATCATCTGCAGGGACAAACTTAGAAACAGCTCTACCTAATAAATCATCGTAATAAACTTTTTTAAATGTAGAACCTGACAATGGTAAATGAAATAACATAGAATCAAACTCTGATTCATACTCAGACATTTGATCCATGATTTGATAGTTCATAAAATCTTTTACTCTTTGAGCTTGTTGTTCTTTTCCTGGATCTCCTCTACCTAAAACTTGTGCTCTCACAGGTCCGTCTGATGGTAGTAATTCTTTAAAAGCTGTTGCTTGAAATTGTGTAACTGCTTCTGCTAACACAGGGTGTGTTGCACCAGAAGCTCCTTGAAAAGGTTCGTTTCTATTTTCGTATTTAAATCCTAATAAATCTAGTCCTTCAGTATATGTTTTTTCCCATTCTTTTCTGGACATTTTATAGTCCATGTAATTATTTTTAAGTGTGCTACCAATGGGGTCTAAAACATCGTCTGGTAAAATATCTGATAAATTATCAAAGTGAGATTCTGTGGAAGGTTGATTTACTGCTGACGGATCAAAGTCAACGGTTGCTCCACCATCTTCATCTGGAATGACTTCTACGGGTTGTTGTTCTTTTTGTTCTTCCGAAATTTGAACTTCAGTATCTTCCGCGCCAGGAAGCTCTACTTGTGTTCTTGTGTTTGGAAGTCCTTTATCTATATCTGCCATTTAATTTCTCCGTGTTCTTCTTATCTTTTTTTATCTCTTTAATCAACCCTTGTGAATTAGGTCCTTTAAGAGGAGGGATTTCATTTAATTTAACATGCTTCATATTTTTAATTAAGGTTGGGTTTTTCATTTTTTTAATATTCTTACTATTCCGCCGTTTGCCATATTTGCTACACCACCATAATCAGCTATTTCAGATAATTTATCTTTAATTTTTTTTCTTCCAATTTGTTTTGATTCAATTCTAGATGAATCCGAAGCTGTCCTTTGAACAGTTCTATCAAAAAGATAGGGATCTATTTCCATAGCTCGTTTTAATTGATTAACATCTTCAACTTCTTTTTTTCTTTGAAAAGCTTGAGATTCTGGAGTACCAAATTTTGTTCTTTCATAAGATTTAGCATCAAATGTTTTTAAAAGATCTGTTATTTTTTTTTCTGCTATAAATCTTTCGTCTTGAGTATAGGCATCTACAACATCTTCATCTTTTCTTAAATAATCTTCATAGGCAGATTCAAGATTTTCAATATTTGCTAAATCTTTTACATATTGCCCTGACCTTGGATCGTTGCCAACTATTCTTTTCATTTTAGAAACCTCTGCATCTTTAGAACTACCTACTCCTGGAATTAATCCAAATAAAGATTTTTGAAAAGCTTCTTTAACAGGCACGCCTGATAAAACATCATTTAAAACAAAAGCTCCTTCAAAACCAGCTTCTGCTAAAATACCAAGTCCGGTTGATTTTAACAAAAGTCCTTTTGATTTTTTGGCTATTTTACCCGCGTTGTTAAATTTATTAATAGCACCAGACTTTCCTTGTTTAGCAAACTCTGTTTGTTTATTAATATCAGATAAATAAGATCGGGGATCAGTTGGTTCTCCGTCTGATTTAAAACCTGCTTTTTTAAAAACTGAAGCAAGAGAGACATTTGCTTTTTTAATTATTTCCATACCTTTTGGAGATTTAGGACTCTCTCCTTTTAATAACATATTTTTATCTGTTGATATTGCCATGCTTGGATCTGGTAGTTTTTCTGAAACAGTAAATGCTGACGTATCACCAGGTACATTTTTAAAAGAAAGTCTTGTTTTAAGTTTTGCATATTGAGGAAATTTTTGTCTTAAAGCTCTATCGTTTTTAGCATATTTAACTGCTGCCTGTCTTTTTAGTTGATCTGGAATTTCCGGATTATCATACACTGTATGAAATTTTTCCATTTCTGCAAATAGTGGATCTTCAAAAGGTCTTCTCATATCTATGTTTAATCTTCCTTCAAGATACATTAAATTATGTAAACCTACGGGACTATTTTTAAAACCCGCATGACTAAGATGAAAACCAGAGTTTTTTAATCCTGATATTTTTGATTGTAGTCCTACATTGGATCTACTTCTATCTAAAGCTCTTCTTCTCTTAGTTCCTTCTACATCAGCTCCTCCTGGAGTTTGTTTTTCAAGAACCCCTGACGTAATTTTATAACCTTTACTTTCTACTTCATTCGCTGCTTCTCTTAACCAAGGTGCGGTTCCTGCGTATTTATCCTCCCTTGTTAACTTAAATTCTCTAACTATATCCCTCATAACTTGTGCTCTTGTTTTACCTGCCCTTAATAATTGTGCTGATCTATCAACTTTTTGTTTATATATTTTTTGTTTCTCTAAATTAGGGGGTTGATTTTCAATAGATACACCGCCTTTGACAAAAGCAACACGACCACCATCCTCGAATCCTGGTTTTTCTTTACCATAGAATTCTTTTAGTGCAGATATTTTAGCATTTTGAAATTTAGATTCAAATTCGTCCATTTATTCTCCTAGCAATCTAGCTAGTCCCCCATTTTGAAATTGACCTCTATCTTTTACACCGAGCATGTCCATTTTTTCCCACTCTGGCATATCTTTTAATTCGGGAGAGTCTGCAGGGCTATCTATATAGCCTTTATTTTTTTCAATTTTTTTATTTATTTTAACATTGTCTTTAAATGTTGGAGTTTTGTTTTTAGAAAAAAGTTCTAAAGATTTTAAATCTGCTTTAGAATATGCTAATTCTGTATCAACATCTACAGTTGATATATCTGGCTCATAAGGATTTCCTTCCCAACGAGCTTCAGCTTCTTCCATTTTAAATTTAGGTTTATCTAATTTATTTTTTGGACTTTTACCAGGAAGATATGTCATGTCTAAACCTTCATCATAAGCTGTGGTAAGGTCTCCTATTTTTACATCATCACCAGGTGTTATCGGTTGATGTCCACCATGAACTTTAACACCAACTTCTCCTGTGTCTAATCTATGTCTTACGTCTACATCAGTTCCTTTAATATTTACACGTTTAACAATTTCACCATCAACTGTTTTTGCTACCTTAGATACATCCGTTCCTTCAGTTAAAGCTCTTTTAACTAAACCTGGAAACCAGTCTGGCATACCTGCTGTTTTTGTAATTGTAGGTATAACAACTTCAGCGGCAGCTACAGCTTTCTTACCTTTTAATAAACCGAGTATACCTGTTTTAGCAGCAGCAGCTGTGGCTGTACCTGCTCCTAATAATTTTAAAAATGCTCTGCGACTTAATCCGCCTCCGGCAAATTCTTTTCTGAAACCCATTTCAATTTTGTTTGGGTAAGCTTGTATACTGGCCTCATAGTCTTTACCGGTATTTAAATAACCTATCCCTGGTTGCGGGGAAGCTACATCTCCTATTGCTTGTCCTAAATCAGATAATGTATTTCCTTGAAAAGTACCTTGAGGCCTATCGTATGTAGCTTGTAAACCATCCCTAATTGGTTGATTCATATTGCCTGGTTCTTCTCTAAAGTTTCCTTGAGCTTTTCTTTTTAAAAACTCTAGCTCTTGTGCTTCTCTTATAAGTTGTTCGTGTCTAGGATTTCCGGCTATTTGTGTTTGGTTTTGTACTGGTGGTCCGTAAGTCACGGGTGGTGCTCCTGCACCTCCTCCACCACTGTACTCGGATCTTGGTTCTTCACCTAGCATGTAAGCTAGTCCGCCAACAGCATTTTTCTTACGACCTTTTGTATCAAAAGTATCTAGCTGTATTTTTTGTTCTAAATTTTTATAACCTTCAGGATCATTTTCTCTTAAAAATGTATCAAACTCATCCGCAATATTTGGATCGCTAATATCTATTGTTCCTGTGTCTTCAATACTTTTTAAAGTTTTAGTTGGTCTAGGATCTTTAATTACAATTTCCGCTGTGTCCTCCATAGCGTCAGCATAATTACCGTCATATTGTCTACGAAAGTTTTCTTTTGCTTCTTCGGATAATTTATCAAATTGTTTTTTTGAAAAATCAAATTCTTTCATAACCTCTTTATCTAAATTTTTTTGATATTCGTCTGTAAAAACAGACGTGCTTCTTCTTTCATCATAAAATTGTTGCATTTTTTTAATCTCACGATTTTTTAAAAACTGTTGACTTAAAGCACTATAGGCTTCATCGTATAAATCCATTCTTTTCATTTGATCTGCTATATCTGTTATATCTCCACCTTCTGGAATTAAACCTCTTTGAAATGCTAATTCATCTGCTAGAACGTCTGCATCATATTTTAAATCACCGGTGCCACCGCCAATTTCATCCATAGCTTTTAAAAGTGCTTTATCAGGAGTTTTTGTTTTTACTATTTTTGATTTTTTAGTTTTTTCTACAGATTTAGTTATATCACTTAAGACTGCATCCTTATTAAGAACACCATCTTTATCAAATAGATCATCAATACCAACCTCTGCTGCAGAAGTTCTTTCGTTTACTTTTTGATTAAATCTTTTATTTGCTGCGTCAAACATTTCTCTGTCTAATGCTGATTTAGGTCTGTCTACATCATCTGCCATTTTTAATGTTTTCTTACCAAGTTTACCTTGTAGTAGCTTTAATAAACCTTTTGCTCCACCTGCTGCAAATCCAATTCTACCACCAGCTGCTTTATCTCTTGGGTGCTTACCTGTGTCTTTAATTTGCATTAGTTCTTCGAACGTTTCGTCTCCGTAAAGATTTACATTTAATTCTTTTTCAAATTTAAGTGTACCTTCTCCTTTAGGTTTCATAGATTGTTCATAAATATTTTCTGATCTTGTAAATTCATCTAGAGATTTTTTACCACCAAATTGTTTATCAACAGGAATAGAATCTATTCCTCCTTCTGGAAATTTTATAACATTATCTCTAGACATTAATTCTGATTGTTGTTTTAATTTAGCTAGTTCGTTCGGGGAAGGTGATCTTCCAGTTGCTAATCTAAATTGTTTTATAAGTCTAAATAAATTCATTAGTAGTAAACCTTGTTTCTGGGTTTTTGTGGTGTATCTATGTAATCTTCAGGGTGTCTAAGTAATCCGCCTTGCCTGAAGCGCATAATGGCTTGTGTTGTTGAATCCACAAGATCGTCATAATCACCATGTGGGAATGCTGCACATTCCTCAATAACCTCTTCAGCAAATTTTTGATCTGGTGCCCATACCATTCCAGACTCAAAAAGAGGCGCACACGCGTTAACTCTTGTATGCTTATCATTTCCTCGGCTGGGTGTAAAGTTAATTACTGGTATATCCATTTGTCTAAGTTCATAGGTCAAAGGCAATCCAGAAGCTTTAGCTTCTATAATTACAGACTCAGGTTGCCAATACTTGTATTGTTGTAAAGCTAATCGTCTAAGTTCTGGAAACTCATACCTACCTTTTATAGCATCTAATAAAATTAAATTAGCACCAGAATCTTCATCAGGATAAAAAATACCCCATGTTGTAATAGCAGAATAATCTGCTGTTTCTTTTTTCATGAACGCTGTATCGTATGATTGTATGACGTGTTGTAGAGGAGGTATACTTTCTTTATCATAAAGTCTCCACCACTCACGTTTTATAATTGCACCTTCTTCTGACGTTGGGTTCTGCATCCACTGTGCATTCCACTTAGCAACAGGTAGAGTTGCTTTAACTTTTTCTAATTCTTCTAGCTTCCAATACTCTGGCCATACAGGTTTTGCTTCATCTGTTTCGTGGTCCATGATTGCTGGAAATTCGACCACGTGCCATTGATCTGATTTAGGTTCTTTTTGTTTAGATAATAAAATTCCTGTTAAATCTTTAGTAGACCAACGAGTCATAACTAAAATAATTTTACCACCTGGTTGAAGTCTCTGTCGTGGTCCAGATGTATACCACTCGTAAGCATTTTCTAATGCAGTAGATGACATTGCATCTTGCTCAGAATGTGGATCATCAATTATTAAAAGGTCAGCACCCCGTCCGGTGATGGCACCGCCGACACCAGCTGCAAAATATTCTCCGCCTTGTGCTGTTTCCCACCTACCGGCTGCTTGAGAATCTTCTTGTAACTTTGTAACAAATATTTTTTTATATTCTTCACTATCAATCATGTGCTTGGCTTTACGACCAAACCTAATTGCAAGTTCTCCTGTGTGGGTTGCTTGAATGATCTTGAGTTTTGGATTACGGCCCACCATCCACGCTGGTAATAAGTGAGAGGCAAATTCAGATTTAGTATGCCTAGGCGGCATATTAATAATTAACCTATTTATTTCACCATTAGCTAATTGGTTAAATTTTTTTGCAATATGTCTATGGTGTGAACCTTCAATAAACTCAGGCCATACACACTTAACAAAGGACATGAAGTCATTTTTGGCTTTGGCTTGTATCTTTTTTTCTGCGTACATTACCTGCAGTGTTAAGAAGTCTTTTTTAACGTCTGAAGGAAGTTTACTTATGTCTAC